GACAGCTGGAGCAGGCATAAGTGCATTTTTTGCAACTTTAGCATATTATTTTAATGCAATTTTTGGTATTGTATTACCTGTAGGAATTGCAATAATTTTACTGTTTTTTCTTGAATTTTATACTGGGCTTAAGGCTTCTAAAAAAGAGGGTAAAAAGTTTGATTCAGAACTCTTTGGTAAGGGTTGGTTTAAGTTATTTGTATATATGTTGATGATTGGTATATCACATTCTCTTGCAGTAAATGTACCTATCAAACCTGTATTTGGAGCAACATTTAATTTGTATGAATGGTTGCATTATGCATTTTATAATTATATTATTATAAATTTGTTATGGTCAAATCTTGAAAACTTTAAAAGAATAGGTTGGACAGAGCATTTACCAATTCTAAAACATTTATCTAAATACATTAAAGATGAACCAATAAAACCAACAGATGATGAAAGAAAAAACCCTTAAACAGAGATGGCAATCCAAGACCCCAAAGTTTTGGAAAAGAGTGCAAAGGTGGGCCATCATTACAGGAAGTGCTGCAGGAGTAATTTTAGCAGCACCTATTGCATTACCGGCAGTAGTAATTACAGTAGCTGGGTATGTAGTAACAGCAGGAACAGTAGCAGCAACATTATCTCAATTAACAGTAGATGATAATGTTGAAGAAGATGTAACAGAAATCAAATAAATATGGCAAAGAAAAAAGCAAGTAACGTAGACATTTCAGTTGATACTGAGAAGGTGGATGTATCAATTAACAAGAAAGGAAAAAATGTTAAGGTTAAAGTAGATACTCCTAAAGTAGATGTACACTTAAGTAAAGATGAAGAAGTAAAAGAGTTTAAACTTGATACTGAAAAACTAGACGTTGAGGTAAAGAAAGATGAAACAGGTACTGTAGTTGTGGTTAATTCTGATAATTCTTTTCTAAAACGTATTGGTAATTGGTTGTCAAAAACTTTTGTAAAAAAATTCAATAAGTAATGAGCCAGTTAGACTTAACTAAAATCAAGCAAGTACCGCTATCTGAGAAACAATATGTAAAAGAAGAAACCAAAAAATTACAGATTGTCCTCCACCATACTGCAGGAAACTCATCCGGAGTAAGTACTATTAAAATGTGGGATGCTGATGATAGAGGTAGAATTGCAACATGTGTAACTATTTCGGGTAAAGGTGCATCTACTAATACTTTTGATGGTGAGATTTGTCAAGCCTTTTCATCTAGACATTGGGCATATCATTTAGGTATTAAACCTGATGTATTCAGAGCACAAGGATTACCTTATAGATCATTGGATCCTCTAGCAATTGGTATTGAAATTTGTAATTGGGGACCTTTAACAAAAAAAGGTGATAAGTTTTATAACTATGTAGATAGAATTGTACCGGCAGATCAAGTATGTACATTAGATAAACCATATAAAGGGTTTATTCATTATCATGCTTATACAGATGCTCAAATTGAATCTGTAAGACAACTATTAGTATATTGGGGGAAAGTACACGGTATTCCTCTTGTGTATGATGAGAATGATATGTGGAATGTTTCTAAAAATGCATTAAGTGCTAAGCCGGGAGTTTATTCCCATAATTCATACAGAAGAGATAAAAGTGATATTTCACCACAACCTAAAATGATTGCAATGCTTAAATCTCTTGTAAAATGAAATTAAGAAATGGTTGGAAAGCTTGGAATAAGCAATGGGATAAGTTATCAATTAGATTGAGAATATCTACATTAGATATTATTACAATTGAACTAGATATTTCTAGAGAATTCTATATGTTCACTATTCTAAATTTTACAATCAAGAATAGGTAATCTTAAATAACTTACTGTAATCCAGGTATATTAAGTACCTGGATTTTTGTTTTTACATAATATATGTTTAAACAAAAATTGTATATTTGTATAAACTTAAAATGTATTAAGATGGAAAACCAACAATTTGAAAGTGAATTATCAGCTGAGCAATTAGCCCAAAGAAAAGAGGAAATGTTGACTTTTTATAAGGAGTCTATTCCTTATTTAGAAGCTCAATTGACGTATGAAAAACTTTTGGCTGACATTGATCATGAAAGATTCAAACGTGCTCAGTATAGCATGCAATATGCTATAATGATGGAAGCTGCTAAACAAGAACAAGAACAAGCAGCTAAACAAGAAACCGGAACTAAAGAAGGAAAGCTTAAAAAAGGATAATATTATGGCATTAGTTAATCAAGTTGAAAAACGTGTTAAAATGCCTAAATGGGATATTGTAAAGTTTCAGATTTTAACTCATTGTTATGTTAATCGCATAACAATGAGTGAGTCTGATCTAAACTGTTTGACATTGTTAAGTTTTAATGAGCCAATTGAACTTAGTCATTTTTGTGTTGATGCTTCTACTGATGAAGAATGGATTTTTAAATCTCCCCAAACAGTAAGAAACTCAATTAACAAATCTGAAAAAAATGGATTAGTTATTAAGGACTCAGAAAACAAAAAAGTAATTATGCTTAATCCTAACTTAAAAATTCAAACAGAAGGAATAATCTTATTAGATTATAAATTTTTAGCACATGAATCCCAAGAAGGCTAGTAAACTATACAAACAAGTTGCTGAAGAATTAAATATTTCAGAAACATTAGTAGAAGACTTTATTGAATTTTATTATAAAGCCATAAGGGAGAATATGAGTAATTTAACTCATCCCAGAATAAATGTAGAAGGGCTTGGTCAGTTTGTAACAAAACCATATTTAGTAAGAAAAATGATACCTAAATATACTAATGCTCTTACTAATCATGACACATCTACATTTAAAGCCTATTATAATAAAAAGATGATAGAAGGAAAGCTTGAGCTTCTAATAAAATTAGAAGAACAAATTTCTAAACAAGAGCTTAAGAAGAAAGAAATCAAAAACAAAAGAAATGAAGCTAAATCTTAAAGATGTTTGGAAAAACAGAAAGCAAATTTTTGAAGGCATTACAAATACTATTATAAGAGATGAAGTTGTAGAAAGTATTGCTGTAATGAGACATGATATTTGTGATGAGTGTGAAAGCATGGGAGATGATTGTGCAGTATTAGGTACAGCTCCTTGTTGCAATGAATGTGGATGTTCTCTTGCATTTAAAACCCGGGCTCTTTCTAGTAAATGTCCACTAGGTAAATGGAAAGCTCTAATGACAGAAGAGGAAGAAGATAAACTGGATAATCTTAAAAACTAATCCTATGAATAAAAAATTAAATAGGTATGCTCAAGGAATATTAGTTAATGATCCTACTAAAGTAATTAATACAATACCAGGAAATGCAACAACAATTACTGGAGATGGTATATTTAGTCAAATAAATAATATTTATGATGATCCATTTGCAAAAAAAATGGAAGACTTAGAAAAACAACTTAAATCTCTTAAATTAGACAGTCTACTGATGAAATTAAAAATACTTTCTTTAGAAGGAAAGTTTACACAGGAAGAAGTAACTAATATTAGAAAGATGTTAATGTCAGAAGATGAGGCATCCCGAACTCTTGCTAATACTATTATTGAAAACGCATGAATTGGCCAGAACTAGAATCCTTGATGACTGATGGTATTAATCCAAGAGGTAATTCATCTATGTCAATAGTACTTAGTTCACATGGATATGATCTATATGAACATGCATTAGCTGTATCTAATGCAGTTGACTATGTAGAGTGGATTGAAGAGAAAAAGAAAATTGATTCAGAGACAGCAGAGAATTTAAAGACAATGCTTAAATCTGAAGACAAAGATAATTTTAACATTGCAATACTTGCAATAGAACAATTAAAGAAATGATAGTATTCAATGCAGACAATCATAGTTATACTAGTTTAGATGGTACTGGTATTGATTGGATAAGTGTAACAACACTTGTTTCCCATTTTAAAAAACCTTTTGATGCTAAAAAGGTGGCTGAAAAAGTAAGTAAAAGTAAAAGATCAAAATGGTATGGTATTGATCCAAAAACTATTCAGCAGATTTGGACAAATGAAGCTGATAGATCTACCACTTTAGGAACATGGTATCATAACCAAAGAGAATCTGATTTATGTTCTTTAGCTTCAATTGAAAGGGAAGGTGTGACAGTACCTATTTTTCAACCATCATCTTTACAGGAAGGTAAAAAAATAGCTCCTTCTCAAAAACTAGAATCTGGAGTCTATCCGGAACATATGGTTTATTTAAGATCAATTGGTATATGCGGGCAATCAGATTTAGTTGAAGTAGTTAATGGTAAAGTAAATATCATTGATTACAAGACTAATAAAGAAATTAAGAAAGAATCTTATGTAGATTGGGAAGGTAAATCTGAAAAAATGTTGGCCCCGCTGGATAATTTAGATGATTGTCACTTTTATCATTATGCTTTACAGTTAAGCATTTATATGTATATTATATTAAAGCACAATCCTAAATTAAAACCTGGAAGAATATTCATACATCATATTTCTTTTGAAATTGAATCTGAAGATGACTGGGGGTACCCGGTTGTTAAAAGAGATGTGAATGGAGACCCAATAGTTAAAGAGGTAACTCCTATTGCAGTACCATATTTAATTGATGAAGTAATGGCTGTTATTCATTACCTTTCAGATAACAGAGATAAACTTAAAAAGAAATAATTATGCTGATTAAACTTTTTGATGTACAAAATAAAACTGTTGTTCCTACAGAGCACTGTTATACATTAAAAGCTCTCAAAGACATTATGGATAACTATCCTGATGATTACCTTAAGATATACCAATATCTTTTTTACATGACTTGTCCTAATCCTGATATGAATCCTTTTTTCCATACTCCAGAGTTAGATAAAGAACATATTATACTTAAGGAAATACAAGCTGAATTTTCAACAGAAGATGAAGATATCTATACAGCATTAAAGTTTTGTGAGAGACTGTATGAAACACCTACCTCTAGAGCATATAAAGGTATGGCATCTATGTTAGATAGATTAGCCCGGTACATGGAAACTACTACCATTACAGCAGGAAGAGATGGAAATATTAACTCCCTTGTAGCAGCTGCTAAAAACTTTGATCAAATAAGAGCTTCTTTTAAAGGAGTGTATAAAGATCTACAAGATGAACAATCTAGTAAAGTTAGAGGTGGTATTGGTGTGGCTTATGATCAGTAACTATTTAATAATAAGATACTTATGAATTATAAAGAGATATATAAAAAGCTTATAAATAAAGCAAAATCAGAAAATAGAAAAAAATCTGATATTGTTTATTATGAGGCTCACCATATAAAACCAAGATCCTTTGGAGGCAAAGGAGACTATAGAAATACTAATCATCCTAATATTGTATTACTAACACCAAAAGAACATTATATAGCTCATTTATTACTTGTTGCAATATATCCAAATTCCCCAGCTATGCATAAAGCATTATGGAATATGTGCAATGTAAAAAAAGATGTAAGATATAAACCTTCTGCTAAAACATACTGTACAATTAGAACTGAATATATTAAAAATACTTCAGGTTCTGGAAATCATTTCTTTGGTAAAAATCATTCAGATGAGAGTAAATTAAAAATTGGAAAATCTTCACTTAATAGAAAAACATTTTTAGGAAAAACCCATACAAAAGAAACTAAACAAAAGATTGCAGATTTTAGAAAAGGTAAAGCAGCATCAGAAGAAACTAAAGCCAAGATAAGATTAAGCATATCTGGTGGTAAACATTATAATGCTAAAAAAATTATATGTACTCAAACAAATAAATTATTTGGTTCCGGTAAAGAATTATCAGAATATTTAAATAAACCATTTAGTACTATAAGAGCTTATTTAAATGGCAATACAAGAGCTCCCGAATGGTTTTGCTATCAAAGAGTATAATTATGAGTGAGATTTATCAAGATATACCAACATGGGATAATGGTAAGTGGACCAATACTTCTTTTGAAAGCAGAGATGCTTTTGCTGAATACTTGTATGGTATATTTAAAGAACCAGGTAAGTATCAATTTGATGATGTAAGTACAGAGCTATTTACAGCAGAGTCAAGAAGATTTAAAACTGATGGAGTGTATTGCATGGCTCCTTTTAAATCCAAAGATTTTATAGAATATTGGGATGACCAAAAAGCTAAATGTAGAAAAGGCCTCTTAATTAAGAGTGGTGAGCAGACATGGTATCTTGCAAGAGAGTATTACATGTGGTTAAACTTCTTACCAATTTTTAATAAAGAAATTCAGCAGTTTGGTTTTGCTGATATTAGGGATGCACAGTATCACATGGCATTATATGAAATGCTTGCAGAACTAAATTATAAACACGCGGCCATCCTAAAGAAACGTCAGATTGCATCTTCATATTACCATATGGCCAAACTTATTTGTCAACAATGGTTTGAAGCCGGTGTTACACTTAAGATTGGTGCCAGTCTTAAAGATTACATTAATGAGAAGGGTTCTTGGAAATTCTTAGATGAATATGCTGCTTTCTTAAATGAACATACTGCTTGGTATCGACCAATGAATCCAAGCAAAGTTATGATGTGGCAACAAAAGATTGAGGTAAGAAAAGGAGATAGAAAAAATGAAGTGGGTCTCAAAGGTACTATACAGGGTATGTCATTTGAGAAAGATCCAACAAATGGTGTAGGGGGTCCGGTTAAATACTTCTTCCATGAAGAGGCCGGGATTGCTCCTAAGATGGATCAGACATATGAGTATATGAGACCAGCAATGAGATCTGGTTTAATTACAACAGGGATGTTTATTGCTGCAGGTTCTGTAGGGGATTTATCTCAATGTGAACCACTGCGTAAAATGATAATTAAACCTTCTGATAATGATATATATGCTGTTGAATCTAATTTAATTGATTCTAAAGGAACTATAGGTATGTCAGGTTTATTTATTCCTGAACAATGGTCTATGCCTCCATATATTGATAAGTATGGTAATTCACTTGTAGAAGAAGCATTAGAAGCTCTTGATGAACAGTTTGAAATTTGGAAAAAAGAACTTGACCCAGAAACCTATCAGTTAAGAATTTCTCAGCACCCTAGAAACATTGAAGAAGCATTTGCAAATAGAACTGTATCTGTTTTCCCAACTCACTTGCTAAATGCTCAATCAAGAAGAATAGAGGATAAAGAATACCCGTATGAATTTTTAGATATAAGCACAGATGAAAATGGAAAACCAACTGTAAAAACTTCTAATAAAAGACCCATTACAGAATTTCCAATATCTAAAAAAACAGAAGATAAAACAGGTGTATTAGTAGTTTGGGAAAGACCTGTAAAAGATCCTGAATTTGGAATGTACTATGCTTCTATTGACCCGGTGTCTGAAGGAAAA